CCTAATCTACGGGGTGCGCGCGCGACTCATTTTTTAGAAAAAAAACTTATTTTTTCTGAGAATACGGTACTATAGAAACCCCTGAAAATAGACACATTGACGACCAGTCGATACAATACCGTTTTTTTCACTACTAAGCTCAGGAGAATAGATATGGATAACTACCTCGGACATATGGTCGATTGCGCCATCAACGATGAAGGGCCATGCACTTGCGGCACGGAAGAAGAACTTGAATATTTAGCACGTCAAGAAGAAGGTTTAACTTCGGAAGGCTATGAATAAAAACACACTTTCTGGCATCACCCCACGGGAGCATACTCTGCGCTTGTGTCACGGCATCCATAAACAAACCCGGTGGCCATTCAAAGCGATGATCATCGGCGATTACTTCGTTGTCCGCTCGAAAGAGGACGCCAAGCGCATCAACAGCGCCCTGTCGACGTTCTACAAGTCACGCAATGGCGCAGGCAGACGCTTTACTGTCACGCAATCAGAAGGCCCTGTCTGGACCTGCAGGAGGACCGCATGAGCAAGAACCGTGAAGGTAAGCAACGCAGAAACATCCTGAACACATCCCCGCTGAGGCCCAGTACTCGAATGAAGCTCGAGGCCCGGTTAAGCGAACCGGTCGCACCGCTTAAAGACCAAAAGAATATCGTGACCGCTCAACAGTGGACGTTCATTCAAGAACTCATATCGAACGACGGCCAGATCACTCTGACTGAGGCAGCGATACGAGCCGGGTATCCGAAAGAGTCGGCGAGCTCCTCAGCAACACACCTAACCGACCCCAAGAGGTCGCCCCACATCGTCGCAGCAATCCAACAATACCGCGCCGAGCTTGCAGAGAAATACGGCACGAACTTCGACAGGCACATGCGAGACCTGCAGCATATCCGAGACCAAGCCCTCGAGGCAGGCAACTTCGGTGCGGCAGTCTCTGCTGAATACCGGCGCGGCCAAGCGCTCGGCACGATCTATGTCGACCGTAAGGAAATCCGTGTAGGCACTATCGACTCAATGAGTAAGGACGAGGTCCGGCGCAAGCTTGAAGAGATCAAGGCATTGTACGGTGCGCCACCGCAGACCCTGATCGACATCGAGCCCGAAGAGATCAAGGCTGAAGAGATCGAGCCAGAAGAGGTGGATGAGACGCCACCGGCCAAGACAATCATCGAGGAGATGCGCGATGTCGAGCGGTCCAGAGTCAGCGCTATACAGAAACGTAAAGAAGAAACTATCCGGCGCTTTGGTAGTGCCCCTAGAGAACCGAGTGAACCTCGGGATACCGGACTGCCTGATAGCGGTGCCGCCGACCTACTCGATGTTGGAGCTCAAGGTGGTGAAGAGCGGAAAGAAAGTGCGCCTGAGTCCGCACCAGATAGCCTTTGCACTGAAGCACGGATCGATGGGGATGCCAACCTACATACTAGTGCAGTGGCACCCGAAAGGGACGACGAAGGCCTCTGAGACACGCCTGCTGCTGTACCATGGGACGCAGGCTCAGGAGCTGCACGAGAGGGGAGTAGACACGCTCCCGGTGGCCCAATGGGCGTTAAATGCAGTGGACTGGACCGAATTGAGCCGCCAGATAACAATAGGTGCCCGTATATGGCCCAGAGAGACCCTGTGAGCGCGATTAACCGAGACCTATACCAACCTACCGCTTACGGCATATCGTCCAATGACGGGAATCAGGAAAGGGCCCTCGGCCGCCCCCGCGCGGGGTGCGAGCGGCGCGTTTTTGGCTCTGGGCGCCCAGATGCGTGGACCAAGGCCCGAGGTGCCCGAATCGGGGCAACCACAAGATGTAGTGTTTGGCATGGATCGAGGTGCATGGAAATAGCTAAGTGCTTGATTTATAACGATTCACTATTTCCGGTAATAGTTATTACCGGAAATAGCGGGTCCCTTTTGGCCGATTCGGATCGTCGAACGAGCGTTCGTTCGACGAAAGGCGCGGATCGTGGCCCCTCGCTCAACAAGAGGGCTATAGCCGGTTTTCACACAATTAATTTGACCCAAAACAAAAATGGACCATGTTCCACGTGGAACGCCCTAGCTAACCCACCCCCTTGTTTCTGACAAACAAAAGGGCTATAAATTTTTAGCAAATTTCTACTAAATGGAATTTTTATGCAGCAAGATGTCGAAGCAGAACGATTAAAACTAGAACTTCGTCTAGCCCTGTTAGATGGCCAAGAAAAGGCTCAGAACACATTTATTGGTTTCTCTCAATACGTCTGGCCTGAAGCGATACTCAGCAGCCACCATAAGATCATGGCTGACGCCTTTGACCGAATAGCCAAGGGAACCCTGAAGCGTTTGATCGTGAACATGCCTCCTCGACACACCAAATCAGAATTTGCTTCGTATCTCCTGCCCGCTTACTTAATGGGCCGTAAACCGACGACCAAGATTATTCAGGCAACGCACACTGGTGAGCTTGCTGTCAGGTTCGGCCGTAAGGTGCGTAACCTCATGGACCTTGATAAATACAAGGAGGTCTTCCCTGACGTTGCCTTGAAAGCTGACAGTAAAGCCGCCGGAAGGTGGGACACGAACAACGGCGGGGAGTACTTTGCTGTAGGTGTAGGCGGCGCGATGACGGGCCGTGGTGCGGATATGCTGATTATTGATGACCCGCACTCGGAGCAGGACGCGGCGTCGGTGTTAGCTCTGGACAACGCTTGGGACTGGTACACCTCTGGCCCTAGAACCCGATTGCAACCGGGCGGGGCAATTGTCATCGTTATGTGCATGACGGGCGACACGCCGGTATTAATGGCCAACGGCTCTGAAAAACCCTTGTCTGAATTAAGACAGGGTGACACGGTGGCCACTTTTGACAAGGGGCGACTGCGTACAGCCAAAGTCAACAACTGGCAGTCAAGTGGTGTTGATTCTATATATAAAATACAAACACAATCTGGTAAAATTCTTCGAGCTAACGCAAGACACCCGTTTCTTGTAATGAACGAAGGAGTATTAGAATGGACCAGATTGAGCCAATTGACCGTGGGGGACGAACTTGTCTCGTTGAAGGATGCAATAGGCCTCCGAGAGCCAAAACAAAGCCCGGCAAGTGCGGACCCTGCCAAGCCTCAGACAGTTACCACCGCAAAAACCCAGATGCTCCGCGCCGTGAAGTGGGGCACCACGGTAAGTGGAAAGGTAAAACGTGCTCTGCAGAAGCTTGCGACAAACCTGTCAGTAGTCGCGGGCTATGCTCCAATCACTACCGCCAGAAGTACATGCCCCCAAGATCGCCAGAATCATCTCGGAAAGCTCGAATTAAACATCGGTACGGCATTACTGCCGAGCAGTATGACTCAATGGTGGAGCAGCGCAAAAACCGCTGTGATGTCTGCGGGGAGCCTCCTACAATCAAAAATACACGCGCACACTGGAATGGAAAGCTGTGCATTGACCACTGCCACGACACAGGGCGGGTACGCGGGCTACTCTGCAACGACTGTAACCTTACAGTCGGGTATGGAAAGACGCCAACTGTACTTGAACGAGCTGCATCGTATCTCCGATTTCACAACGGACCCGATAGTCTCGATAACACCTGACGGGGAGGAAGAGGTTTTTGACGTTGAAATTGATCGCACAGAAAACTTTATTGCTAATGGCATAGTGAGCCATAATACGAGGTGGGGAACCAAGGACCTAACGGCCCGATTACTCAAATCTCAGTCCAACATGAATGCGGACCAATGGGAGGTTATTGAGTTCCCCGCCGTTTTTGATGAGGGCGAAGAGAACGAGCGCGCTCTTTGGCCTAGCTTCTGGGAGCTTGACGAGCTCAGGGCGGTCCGTGCATCGATGTCGGTGCAGAAATGGAACGCCATGTACCAACAACGGCCCACGGCTGATGAGGGTGCAATCCTGAAGCGTGAGTGGTGGCGCGTGTGGGATAAAGACTACATGCCGCACATGGAATACATCATCCAGTCTTACGATACCGCGTACTCGAAAAAGGAGACGGCGGACTTCTCTGTTATCACGACGTGGGCCGTGTTCTTCCCAACGGAGGACTCGGGGCCTAATCTTTTGCTTGTTGACATGCGTAAAGGCCGGTGGGACTTCCCTGACCTAAAGCGTAAGGCGAAGGAGCAGTATGACTACTGGCAGCCTGATAATGTCTTAATCGAGGCCAAGGCGACGGGAATCACGCTCCAACAGGAACTGCGTAGGATGGGTATTCCTGTCACGATGTATAGCCCCGGCGGGCGGCGCGCAGGACAGGACAAGGTGTCACGAGCAAACTCTGTCGCACCGATTTTTGAGTCTGGCATGGTCTGGGCACCTGAGACGGATTGGGCGGACGAAGTCATCGAGCAGTGTGCCGCGTTTCCTAACGGGGATAACGACGACATTGTGGATAGTACGACGCAGGCTTTGATGCGTTTCCGTGCCGGGAATTTTATTTCTTTGTACAGTGATGAGGAGGACGAACCTTCGGAAAATGAAGGACTTGTCCCTGAGTATTATTAAGCCTAGAATGCGAAATAACTAACCT